AAAGAGCATAAGTTTTTCACAGAAAATACGGTATGCCCTACTTGTACTCAGACTATTGAGGAAGAGTTTCGGTTAAATAGAATTACGGACGCACAAAATAAAGCAAAGGAACTCAAGGAAGGTTACGAAGAACTCGAAAACACCATCAAGTTCGAACAAGAAAGAGAGCGTCAATTCACCGCACTTTCCCAGGAGATTACAAAACTCACGCATGGCATTTCTCAAAACAATACTCGGATTTCCCTCAACCAGAGACAAATCAGAGATCTTGAAAATGAAATTCAAACAATTGCCGAGAACCTTGCAAACCGAAATACTGAACATGAGAAACTAGAAGAATTTAAAGAAAATCTCCAAAAGACAATAGAAGACCTCTCAAACAAAAAACAGGAAATCGTTCATTACGATTTTGCCTATTCTCTACTCAGAGATGATGGTGTAAAAACGAAGATCATTAAGAAGTATCTTCCGTTCATAAATCAGCAGGTCAATCGCTATCTTCAGATGATGGACTTCTACATCAACTTTAAACTTGATGGAGAATTTAATGAAACTGTTGAGTCACCTATTCACGAAGACTTCTCATACTCTTCATTTAGTGAAGGGGAAAAAATGAGAATCGACCTGGCACTACTCTTCACTTGGAGAGAAGTGGCACGACTCAAAAACTCCGTGAATACTAACCTGCTGATTATGGATGAGGTATTTGATTCCTCCCTTGATGGTTTCGGCACCGATGAGTTCCTAAAGATTATCCGTTATGTCATTAAGGATGCTAATATCTTTGTGATTTCCCATAAGGCAGACCTGCAGGACAAATTCGAAACTGTCCACCGATTTGAGAAAGTCAAAGGTTTTTCCCGTAAAGTGTCTTCATAGACCTAAGAACAATGCAAGTCCCCAACCGATACCACCATTCCAAGAAGGAGCAGAAGCGGAAACTGAAACCGCAAGCACTCCGACAAGCAAAAGCACGACTGAGCCACTTTAAGAAGCGTCATATGACCTCCCCTAAAAAGGGAGGTTCTTTTGTATAATAGGTTCATACGCAACAAAGCAATGACCGTTAAGCACGAAATCAAGTCCCAACTTGCTAAACTCCTTGCCACTGAGGATCTTGTGGTAGAGCACAAGAAAGTTGAGACTGCTTGCTTTAATGTTCATACTCGTGTGTTGACTCTTCCTATGTGGGAGAAAGCGGGCAATGAAGTTTATGATATGTTGGTTGCACATGAAGTTGGTCATGCACTGTATACACCCGATCGTAACTGGTTGAAAGAAACGAAGATTCCTCCACAGTTTGTAAACATTGTGGAGGATGTTCGTATTGAGAAGTTAATGAAACGTCGTTATCCTGGTCTTCCCAAGACCTTCTATGCTGGATACCAGGTTCTTGCCGAGGAAGATTTCTTTGGTGTTGAATGTGATGATGTTACCAAGATGAACCTTGCAGATCGTGTGAATCTGTATTTTAAGATTGGTAACTTTATTGATGTTCCTTTTGGTGAAGATCTTGAGATGCCCATCCTTCGTATGATTGAGGGTTGTGAAGATTTTGATGATGTTCTTCTGGCAGCAAAGGCACTGTATACCTATTGCCAAAATCAACTGAATACTGACACAAAGACTGAAATGGATTCTTTGGAATCTCAAACTGGTAGTCCAGATCCTTCACAAAATCAACAAGGACTTGAGCAAGGAGACACTGACACCACTGATGATGGTGAATCTTCTACGGCAGAATCTGGAGAAACTACTGAAGTTGAGGAAGGAGAATCTTATGGTGGTACTAACAATGATGTAGAAATTAAAACTGTAGATGCACTGGAACAGGCAATCAAAGATCTTGCTTCTAAGGACGGATATGAGAATGTCTATGTAGAAGTGCCGAAACTTGATCTTGAGAAGATTATTGTTCCCAACTCTACAATCCATCAAGATTGTCGTGAAACTTGGGATGACTATCAATATCAAGAAGTATTTGATGATGTTGATGCTGAGTTTGCAAAGTTTAAAAAATCTGCACAAAAGGAGGTAAATTATCTTGTCAAAGAATTCGAATGTCGTAAGTCCGCAGACTCTTATGCTCGTGCTACTGTTAGTCGGACTGGAGTGCTCGATACAGCTAAGTTACATACTTATCGATACAATGAAGACTTGTTCAAGAAAGTAACAACTCTTGCCGATGGTAAGAATCACGGTCTGGTCTTTATCTTGGATTGGAGTGGTTCGATGGGTGACGTGTTGTTGGATACGGTCAAACAGATGTGTAATCTTGTTTGGTTCTGTAAGAAGGTTGGTATTCCTTTCGATGTTTATGCATTCACAAATGAGTATCCATTGTTTACTTACAAGGAAGATGGTTCTAGAGATGTAAAGGACCTTTCATATGAAAAGAGAGATGGTGTGTTTTACATCAATGAGTGGTTCTCTATGATGAATTTCCTGACCCATAAAGTCAGCACCAAAGAACTGGAAACTCAGATGAAGCATCTGTTCCGTTTGGCATATTATTTTGATCGCACCACTCGTTCTTACTACAATATTCCTCCCACTATGGGTCTCTCTGGTACACCTTTGAATGAGACTATGATTGCTCTGCATCAAATTCTTCCCAAGTTTAAGAAGGAGAACAAGGTTCAGAAGGTTCAGTGTGTTGTGCTGACCGATGGTGAGGGATATCCCCCCAAGTTCCACCGTGAGATTCAACGTCACTGGGAGCACGAACCTTTCATTGGCACCGGTTCGATCGGACATAACTGCTTCCTTCGTAATCGCAAGACAGGTTACACTTATTCTATGGATGTTCTATGGAACAAGATGACTGATGTATTCTTGGAGGATTTGAAAACAACTTTCCCAGATGTAAACTTCATTGGTATTCGTGTTCTTGCTTCTCGTGATGCTGGAGCATTTATCAGAACTTACTGTGGATATCATGGAGAACTTCATGATAAAGTTATGAAAGATTGGAAGAAGCAAAAGTCATTCTCCATCAAAACTTCTGGTTATCATTCTTACTTTGGACTCTCTGGTAATGTTCTTTCTAGTGACTCTGAGTTTGATGTTGATGATGGTGCCACTAAAACTCAAATCAAATCTGCTTTTGTCAAAAGTCTTCGCACTAAGAAAATGAACAAAAAAATTCTGAATGAGTTTATTGAACTTGTTGCTTGATAAATATTTTTATAGTATAGGTATTAAAAATGTCTAGATTTGGAGATTTACTTGGAGGCAAAAAGGCAGCTCCTGCTCCTGCTCCAGCACCTGTAGTGGAACCTGTAGTAGAAGAACCTGTAGAAGTTACAGAATCTCCTATTGTTGGTGAGGATACTACAAACTATGATGAAGTAATCGAAGAAGAATTCTCATACGAAAGTGATGTATCATTACACGATATGTCAAAGAAAGAACTTGAGGACTATGGTCGCACTGTCGGTATTGAACTGGACAGAAGGCACTCCAGAAAAAGATTGGTTCAAGAGTTGGAAGAGTATTTGGCCGATTCTTGAACTGTCCACTCTACCCCCGACTCTGCTCCACTCTGCCCTATAATAACTTCAGTTGAAACAAACAACCTACATCATGTCTTTCTCTGCTGATTACATCCGCACTTCACTACAGGGTCTTTATGGTGAATCTGTAACGAGTGCAGATATTCGTGCATGGTGTGCGATGAACGGTGGTAACTATCAGACCATTACTAACAAACTTTCTGATTACAAAGTTGGTCGTGGTAAGTGGAACCTGACTATTCAGGAGAAACTTGAGCAAACCTATCAGGCACCTCCTGCTATGCCTGCCGTTGAACAAAACCTTATTCCCCAGAAAGATGATTCCTTCGTCAAGTTTGGCAACTTCAGTGATCTTAAAAAAATTATTCAGTCCCGTCTATTCTATCCGACGTTCATTACTGGTCTCTCTGGCAACGGTAAAACGTTCTCGGTTGAGCAAGCGTGTGCTCAGTTGGATCGGGAACTCATCCGTGTAAACATTACTATTGAAACTGATGAAGATGATCTTATTGGCGGTTTCCGCCTTGTTGATGGTGCAACCGTCTGGCACAATGGCCCAGTCATTGAAGCACTCGAACGAGGAGCTATCTTGCTCCTTGACGAGATCGACCTCGCTTCTAACAAAATTCTCTGTCTCCAAAGCATTCTTGAAGGAAATGGAGTCTTTCTTAAAAAGATCGGAAAGTTTATTCGACCCACTGCAGGTTTCAACGTCATCGCAACCGCAAACACTAAAGGTAAAGGTTCAGACGACGGACGATTCATTGGAACTAACGTGCTCAACGAAGCCTTCCTTGAACGTTTTCCCGTAACCTTTGAGCAGAACTATCCGACTCCTGCACAAGAGAAGAACATTCTGATGAAACTCTCTGAGGATGCTGATTTCTGTGGTCGTTTGGTTGATTGGGCAGACATCATCCGCAAGACCTTCTATGATGGTGGTATTGATGAAATCATCAGCACCCGTCGTCTGGTTCACATCATCCGTGCTTATGGCATCTTTGGCAACAAAGCAAAAGCAATCGATGTTTGCACCGCACGTTTTGATGATGAAACTAAGCAGGCATTCCTTGAACTGTATGACAAGGTAGATGCTGATTTCAAAATGCCCGTTGACGAGACCACTGTCTCCTGATATAATAGATTATGACTAATTCTTGGTCCATGCTTTACGATGAAATTTTGAAAATGGATGAAAACGATTTTACTATTAATATGACAGACATTGCCACAGGTTCTATTGACTTAATTAATCTTAGAACACCTTGGAAATATAATGAAGAGGAGATTCTAAAAGAACTCCTTGAGTATATTCGGGGAACTTATAATCAGCATTATTCTGCTGGTGATGATAAAATCCAAACACTGGATTTGATCGAAGCTTGTGGTGATGGAGAAGCATTCTGCCGATCTAACATTCTCAAGTATGCCTCTCGTTATGATAAGAAAGGCACTGCACGTCGTGACATTATGAAGATTCTGCACTATGCTGTTCTTCTGATGCATTTCAACGACAAGAATGCACAACGTGAAACCTACAACCAATGAAACTGAAAGAACGTACAATGAAACTGTCTGATAATGCCCTCGCAATCCTTAAGAACTTTGCCGGAATCAACAATTCTATTCTTGTGAAGCAGGGCAACAAACTCCGAACTATTTCTGTGGCAAAGAACATTCTTGCCGAAGCAGAAATCAAAGAAGAGTTTCCCCGTGACTTTGCCATTTATGATCTAAATCAGTTTCTGAATGGTCTGAGTCTCCACCAAGATCCTGACCTTGATTTCCAGCAGGACACGTATTTGAGTATCAAAGAAGGCAAACGTCGTGTGAAGTATTTCTTTGCCGATCCTAATGTCATCATTGCTCCTCCAGAAAAGGAAATCACTCTTCCGACTCAGGATATTTGCTTCCAGATGGATAGTGTGACTCTCGAAAAACTGGTGAAAGCAGCAGCAGTTTATCAACTTCCCGACCTCTCTGCAATTGGTGAGGCAGGTGTGATTAAACTGGTTGTTCGTGATAAGAAGAATGATACTTCTAACGAATATGCAATTGTAGTTGGTGATACTGACAAAGAGTTTACCTTTAACTTCAAGGTGGAAAATATCAAGATCATTCCTGGTGCCTATGATGTTGTTGTGTCATCTAAACTTCTGTCACAGTTCACGAATA